TGACCCCTCTATTAGCACCTCCTAATCGGTTTGACTGCCGAGCAGGAAATAACGACGGCCAGGATGGCGTGATTCTAAATACGAGCATAAATTAGTCACTGAGTCGCTTTGCCCTCAGATTTAAAAATCTACTTTGCTAAGTAGAAAGGGTTATATCGTCTTGCAAATAATAAGAAAAAAAGTAAATATAAAGAAACATTTATTAAATACTGGGCGAGGCTTGCCGAGCCATGGGAGTGAGAGATGAGCGGTAAAGGAAGTAAACAGCGACCGACCAATAAGGTTGAGTTTGACAAAAACTTTGACAATATTTTCGGAAACAAAGATACTAAGGTTTCTAAACCAACGGGGAAGTGCGATGAAAGAACTAAGCGAAAAGCAGTTATTAAAGGAAATTAAGGAAAAATTTGAGTACCGTGATGGTAACTTGTACTGGCGCGAAGGGAATGGCCGAAAGTCTGGCAAGCTAATAGGCGGCGGCAAAGGGTTATACAAGATTTGCGCCGTAAAGAAAGTTTGCTATTACCAGCACAGACTTATTTTTTTATATCACCACAGGTACATGCCTAAGTACCTGGACCACATCAACAACGACCGGCATGATAACCGGATTGAAAATTTACGCGCTGTGTCTGCGCGGCAAAACCAGCACAACAGGTCGATCAATAAAAACAGCACCAGTGGCGTGAAGGGCGTATGCTTGCATAAACCTTCAGGTAAGTGGATGGCCCATGTGTGCTGTGATTCAAAATCGTATTACGGCGGGCTGCACAATAATCTAGAAGATGCGGAGCAGGCCATCAAGGATTTGCGGGAAAAGCTGCACGGCAAATTTGCTAACCACGGATAAGGGGAAAACATGTTATTAAATACTAAAGAAGACTGGCAGCCAGATGAAGCTGACACTATCGCCTGGCAGAGATCGTATCCTGCCGTCAATGTTCACCAAGAGCTCATGGCAATGGAGTCCTGGTGCGACGCGAATCCAACTAAACGCAAAACGAAGCAGGGCATCAAGCGCTTTGTTAACTCTTGGCTAGCCAGGGCGCAGAACCAGGGCGGCTCTCCGATGGCCAAGAAGGCTGGCAAGAATGAAAGCATCAGGGCCAAGTCTATAGACATGCAGATGACTGACATCAGTTGGCTGGATACAGATGCGCAATTGTCGATGAAGCAGTATTATCTCGACAAGTTTGGATTTTATTACGACGGGGAGCTGAAGAATGCCTGATAAGCGATTAGAGCCCAGGTCGTCTGGCAAACATCCAAGGAAGTACAAGTTTATCGGAACCCATGACAACCTGGTGACCGGCAAGCTGTACACGCTGCGCGAGATATCAATACTGACCGGCGTTAAGAACAAGACAATGCACTCCAGGATGGTAGGCAGGGCTGAGGTTGGCGACAGGCAGGTAAGGGAAGTTGACGACGCATATGGCGGTATTGGTAAGTCGAAAGCCAGCCTATATGATCGCCTGGAGACCAGCACAATGAAGCTGTCGGACAAGTTTTTGAGGGTGAAGTTATGAGCCAGGGAGACCATGTAAAGATATCGCACGCAACTGAAGTGGAAAGGAAGGTTCCGCACCTCATCAAGCGCCTGCAGGACTGGGATTACTCTATCCCTTTATCAATTAAGCTGGAGCCGTGGGTGGATACCAGGACGCTGGACCAGAACGCATTATTTCACAAGTGGTGCCGGGAGCTCAGTGACAAGTTTATAGCGAAAATTCCTGACGCTACGCCAGATGGTGTTAAGTGGATGATGAAGCATAAGTTTCTGGTGACCAAAACAATTAAGGTCGGGCAGACCACCCTAAAGGACCAGATACAAAGCACCGCGAGCCTAAAGAAAGGGGAGATGTGTTTTTTCATGGACCAGGTCTATGCCTGGGCGATTGAGAAGGGTGTTTATTTATCTTTACCAGAGTACAATGAGTACACTGAACTGAAGCGAAAGCAGGAACAATAGAATGTCCAAACTAAGCGCTAGTAAGTTGATCAGCTTTGCAGCAACTGAGCGCCAGGCCGAGATATGCCAGGCTGTGATAAATCACGGAAGCAATAACAAGGCAGCGAAAGCCCTGGGGCTAGATCGGCGCACTGTAGATAGGACGTTAAGAGCTATTGAGGGCCGGGCTGCCAGTAAGGCAGTGGCACCGCACCGCAATGTAGACAATGAGACCATGGAGGGCTTTGAGGCAAAGCGAGTTTCGACCGCGTTTAACTCTGATGGCGACATCGCTCTGCAATGGGTTATCCAAGAGCCATTGAAGCGCAGCCTGCAAGAGAAGGTTGAGGCGATGATGGAGGGCATGAAGGATGACCTGGCTGGATTTAAGAAGCCGGTCAAGGCGCCAAAGAAAGTTAATGCCGACTATCTTGCCACCTATATCATCGGTGACCACCACTACGGAATGCTAGCTGATGCCGCTACCAAGCTGGACAACGACGACTGGGATATCAAGATAGCGACCAAGGTTCTTATTGACGCTGTTGACAGGCTGTTAGTCAGAGTAGGTGACTGTGAGACCGCGATCCTGTTAAACGTGGGTGACTTTTTCCACGCCGACTCAAGCAAAAACGAGACCACCGCTGGAACCAGGGTAGATGTAGATACTCGGATCGGCAAGACGTTTAAGCTGGCTGGTAGGTTGTTTCAGATGTTGATCGACAAGATGCTGACGGTCCACAAGAACGTCATAGTAGTAAATGTGCGGGGCAACCATGACAGCGACATGGCCTGCCACCTGTCTAGCTGCTTGGAGATTCTGTATCAGAAAGAGCCCAGGGTAAATGTGCTAGAAAACTACTCAAAGTTTTTGCATTACGAGTGGGGCAATAATATGTGGGTCTACCACCACGGGGACCGGATAAAGCCAGAGCAAATACTGCAGACGGTTATCAAGAACCTGGACAGCGAGTGGTCATCGCATAAAAATAGGTACTGTCTCCTGGGGCATATCCACCACCATGTCAGCCGGGAGTATGGCAGCATGCAATTCTCCTGGTTCGGTTCTCTTACTTCTACAGACCAATGGCACTCAGATTCGGGATTTGGATCAGAGCGGAGCATGACGGCTATTGTCTACCATAAAAAATACGGTGAAGACTCCAGGGTGAAGATCACAGTGGAGGCTTTGGATGGGTGATGTTATTTCGCTGCATAAAAAGAAGACCCACATTAAAAGGCTTTATTGTGAATGTGGAATCGCTCTGTCGTATTGGATTGATGATCACGGTGATAGCTATGGTTTATGTCATCGCTGCGATCTTGATACGCCTGATGAAATTAAAATCCAAATTGAGGAGAATACAGAATGAAGCACGCTACAAGCGAAGACTGGCGACGATTAAAGGAATCTATACCAGCTATCGAAGATTGGCCAGAAGATGATGCGGTCAACAGCCCAAGCCATTACAGAACCGGCGGCATCGAGTGTATCGAGGCCATTGAGGAGTCTATGACCCCAGAGGCATTTCGCGGATATCTGAAAGGCAACTGCATGAAGTATTTATGGCGGTATACCTACAAGAACAACCCTGTCGAGGACTTGCAGAAAGCTCAGTGGTACCTGGCGAAGCTAATCAGCCGCGAGATATTCGACGATGCCGATTAAGCGCGACGCTGCAGACAAGTGGTTTAGTGATGTGGTCAGGCAAAAGGCTGGCTTCCAGTGCGAGCACTGCGGAAAGCAGGATGGCAGGATGGAGTGCGCACATATCTGGGGAAGGGCGGCTAAGTCGGTTCGCTGGTCTATGGATAACGCACTATGCCTGTGCCACTACTGCCATAAAGTGTTCACGGCCAACCCGCTCGACTTCAGTGTATGGCTTGAGTCGCATCTAGGCCAGGGCCACCTGGATATGCTTAGAGAGAAGTGGCAGGTGCTGATGCCAACCAACAAGAAGCTCAGGGCAGAGATAGCCAAGCACTACCGAGAAGAGCACGCCAAGATGCTCCAGGATGAAGACCACCAGCCCACCTCATATAACTAAAGGCTCTAACCAGGGCCCTTTTATTCCAAAGTGTTGTAATCGAAAAGCTTGACAGTTTATTTGTTGGGGGGTATTATTACACCTCAATCAAAAAACAAAGGTAATAAACAAATGAAATTACAACTTAAATATTTTCCAATTAATCCTGCTTCTGATCATATTGACGATTATATGCTTGCAGGTAAGTATGTTATTTTTATAAGTGAAACAGGCGATGTAGTTGAGTCATTCGATCACGCTGAAGATGCGCTTATTTTTTTAGGGGAATAATCAAACCGCCCCCTACGGGGGGCATCAAAAACCAAGGGGAATAATATGCGAATCAATGAGTGCTGTTTAAAAGAGTCCAATGCTCGCATCAAGGCGCAGCAGGATATAGTGGAGAGCCGTGAGGGCTTTGTAGGGGTTTTGATAGTGTTGATCATCTTTGCCCTGGTATCAAATATGTCTTACTTTGACTGTAAAAACCTGGGGGTGTGCTAATGAGTTACAAAATACTAAATGAAGCGGTGGGCTTAATTCGTGATGAAAACCCATTGTGGGAGGGCAGCTACCAAAGTTTGCCTGACATTGCTAAAGACGGGATGATAGCATTATGGCTTGCAACTCACCCAACCTGGATGGATGACGTATTTCCACACACAGTCAGCGATAAGCGCATGCTGGCTTTGGAGTGCGTTTATAGCGAGGACGCTACATCTAGGATGGCTGCTGCTATGTTCCGCGATGCTGCAGAACGCAACGCCAAGGACGTGGATAACGATGCCTACTTGTCTGAGGCTTTGGACGACTTTGAGGGAATCCTGGATAGCCCTGACTTCTTGGAGGAGATACGCGAGCAGATATACTCGTATCTTGAGCCAAGCATGGAGGAGCTTGTGATGGATTCATTTGCAGACCTTTGCCATATTGATAGAATTGCTATGGGGAGCCATTAATGGACGTTAAAACGCTAATTTATGAGGCTAACGCCTACGCTGACAAAGCCATCAGGCAGTCTTACATCGAGGCGAAAGCCAGTAGTTTTAGAGCGTGGGTCACCGAGCCGGTAGTAGTGTATAAGATACACCTCATCGCCACGACCCTTTTGCTAGCCACTTTTGTAGGGTACGAGTTAATAGTTTACCCCCTAAGCTGAGGTCTCCTTTGGCCTTTTGACCTGGCCTGGTCCACCAGGAGCTGAAACGGACTGTTACTTACCAAACAGTTTCAGGCTCGTTAAAAGTCGTTGCGAGCCTACCCTCACCCCTCAGACCGATTTTTACTTGGCTGGGGGGTTTTTTTATACATTAAAATGTACATTGTAGTATGCATTTTTGGTATTTATGGAATGAGCATAATGCATTTCAGGTATTGCATAACCCTCTATACAATGCGCACCTAATCAACTGAGAGGTGTATTGTGGTACTGTACGGAGTAATTGTAGTAACTGTAGGTCTTCTGGCAATAGCGAGGGAAGACCTGGTCTAACCTGTAATCCGAAAGGTTTACATCCGCAGCAAAAACATGGACAATGCCTTTATTCTATTGACATAAAGGTGTCGCATGGAAAATTTAAACTTATCAAAAAGTCT